AATTTCGTCGGAGCGTATGATGTGGCCCCCGAGGATCATATTAGGGTACAAGCTACGATCCAAAAGTACATGGATTCCTGTATCTCCAAAACCATCAACCTCCCCGCAGGTACAGAGCCTGAAGACTTCTCTCAAGCGGCATTGGATTATGCTCCGTACCTCAAAGGTCTTACAGTATATCGCGCTGGTTCTAAGGGCAATGAGCCTTTAGAAGCTATTTCCCTTACATCTAATAATATAGCTAAGTATATGGGTGGAGAAAAGGAACTGGCAATGGCAGTAGGTGAAGCCTGTTCCTTAGCAGGAGGAGATTGTGGTTCCTGATGAAAAATCAATTCAACACATCTTCTAAAGTGGAAAGAAAACCATTCAAGAGAAGGAATGATCAAGTAACAAGAGAAACAATCGCCCTCGCTCTTCTTTATGCGAGTTTATTCGCTTGCGTTATGTATGGTCTACTTGAGTGGAGAGGATAAATGCCTCAATAAAAAAGATGAAGTATGTATAAAATCTATCCTATATATTGATATACGAGGATATTGTTATGACTTTAACCAAGTGGTTGCTTTTTAATACCCATACAGCGGGAGGAAATACCTTTTTTGCTGCCCCACCCCCTGCAGGGGATAAACTTCCTTCTAAAGCTAAGAAGTTTATGAAAAAGGCAGGGGCAGAGTCCAGATATAAAGAAGGTCGCCGAAAAGGTCATGGAAAGCAGGCCGACACTGGGTCGTATAGATGGGGCTACAATTGGCCCAAAGCAGGCCAGCCAGGGTATAACCCTGCCCATGAGCCTGGGACCAATAGGTATGGAGATACATTTATGCAGGGTACGCCTGGGGGGCAGGGCCATATAACGGTTGTTTATTATAGAAGGGGCGCGAAGAAACCCGTAATTATCGGAGGACAACCGTACGGCAGTTATATTGTACTTAGGGAAAACGCGCAAGGCCAACCCGAAATTCAAATTGAACATACTCGTAAATTAGAAGACGGGACAGAGGAGACTTATACAGGACCCATAGGATTTGGGGACGCAGGCGATCACTCCACGCCTGGAGATTGAAAATGGGTAATTACTCTAGTTTTTTAGGTTCAGGTAGACAACCACTAAGCCAGCACAGTAAGGCTCCTACTAATGTTGGTTATGGAGAAGATCAGTGTTTATGTAAAGAAGTATGTACGTCTGACTTTACGATTAATATCACCACGGGCGTCGTGGGTCGAAACAGATGGCCCTGGGAAGTTGAACAATGGTATCGAAAGATTAGCTTGTCGGGTCACAAGACGACGAAAAAGGTATGCTATCGTGGCAACCCTGATTTAGATTTACCTGATGAAAGACCAGGGGTGTGTTTTGAAAATCCAGAAATAGAAATTAAAGAAGGTAAAAGAGGCGCGATCAGTCGCATCACTATAAAGGGAGGAGAGCACACGGTCACCAAATATCTGGGTGGGGTTAATGACTGCTCTGATTGCCATTCAAAAATGGAAGGCTGTAAGGATCAAGAAGAAATTATTGCAGAGTGCAACACCGAGAAACTAGAGATTTCAGTACCTCCCACTCCAACGGTCTTTGTGGGCGCGAGAGAGGCCACAGGGTGGAAGAAGTCGGGATGTGGTAAGGGCATGATACCACCTTTCGAGGTGGAGAGTATCAATCAGTTTGATGATTATGGTGACCATCAATGGTTGGCTGATCTACTAATGAGTGTAGGCGATGAGATGAGTAAGGAAGAAGCCGACCGATTCGCAAATACAATGAGAAATCCAGATCACAGCCATACTAAGCAGATGTGCAGGCTGCTGCTGACGCTGCGGTGTTGCTGTTCCAAAAAACCAGACCCTGAGGTTGAATGCCCTAAAACCTTTGAGCCTTGCTGTAATTGTGAATCTCCTGTACAAGAAACAGAGTAAAGCAACTGACTATAATACTGTATGGCGAAATTTGATTACTTATGTAAGAATTGTGAGGTTGTCTGGGAGCGAGAGGCTCCCGTAGGGAAAGCTCCTAAGAGGGCGAAATGCCCTAATAAGTGTGGTAAATTTGGTAATAGGTATTATGGTAGCCAACTCCCTAATTTTAATTGGGGAAACGACACAGACTTTCAAACCGTAAGAGCTAGAAACAAAGAGTATAACCTTAAGGGGATGAACAAGCAGGAAGCGGATAAGTTCCTAAAGGATTCAATCGAAAGATCAGAAAAAGCTATAGAGAAGGGATGGCAACATTATAAGAGAGTTACCCCCAACGGAGATGAGTTCGTTAAGCGGGGGAGGGCCAAGCGAAGAACCGAGGAGCAATACACAAAGGCGCTGGATAATGCTAAACAATTGACGAGAGACAACTATAACAATGTGGGACGAGATCCTGGTAAATTAGACTTCGATAAACCACAGTAATAATGAAATACGATTTTAGTGAGAATATCCAAAGAGGTATTCTCTTTCTCTCTAAGTACAATCGGGACTTTTATCTTCAGATCGCTTCTTTAGTAAAAGATGAGTACTTTGAATTTCCTATCCATGGGAAGATCTTCACAACAATTAGAACGCATTATGAGAAGTACAGCAGTCTTCCTACTGACGATTTCATTGTTGAAGAAGTAAAAAGTATAAAGGAGTCTAAGGAGCCATTATCCGACTATTCCGATGAGTTGCACTACATCAATAGTATGGATACTTCTGCTATTGATAATGTAGAGTTTTACCTTGACATTGTTGAGTCCTTTGCCCGTAAAGAGGCTATGAAGTCTGCAATTACTGAAAGTATAGGGCTCATGAAGGATGATAAAATTGAGGAGATTGAGACGGTCGTAAGGAATGCTCTTACTGTAAATAGAAACGTCGATTATGGTCACCTTTATTTTGATGACGTTAAGGGACGGTTTGAAAGATTATTTAAGGACGCAGAAGGAGAACGCTTCAGTCTTGTCTTCTCTACCTTAAACAGAGAACTTGAGGGAGGCTTAAGCAGGAAAGAGCTTGCTATGGTTGTTGCTCCCCCAGGCGTAGGAAAGTCTTTATATTTGGTTAATCAAGGCGTTCAAGCCATGATGGAAAACAGGAAGGTGTTATATGTCTCCCTTGAGATGAGTGAAGATAAGATCGCCCAAAGGTTTGATTCTGTCACCACTTTAATTCAACAGAAGAATCTTAAAGAAAAGTACCATGTTGTTAATGATAGGTTAAAGGTCTTTAGAGACGAGTTCCCTGGTAGCAGGTTGGTCATCAAAGAGTTTCCTACTGGGTTAGCAACAGTTAATGCCCTTAGATCCTTACTGGTACAATTGAAGAACTATGAGAACTTTGTACCTGATGTTATTCTTCTAGACTATTTGGAGCTTATGCGCCCAACCAGTGAAGGCATGGCTGAGTACCAAGCACAACAGCGCATCTCTGAAGAGCTTAGGGGTCTAGCAGTGCAAAATAATGTTCTTGTTTGGACTGCAACGCAAACCAACAGACAGGGTAGGTCGGTAAAGCTTATCACAGACGCTGAGTTGGCTGATGCTTATGGAAAGATTAGAACTTGCGATTATGCCATCTCTTTAAACCAAACAGAAGAGGAGTTTGATGAGGGTAGGATGAGGGCGTATGTTATGAAAGCTAGAAATGGTAAGCAAAGGTTCATTGTCCCTGTGGATATTGATTATAGTGTTTTGCGTTTAAGTGAAGGGGAGGTATATTTAAGTGACGAAGAGTAAGCATATTTTTAATAAAATAAAAGCTGACCCCAAGCTCCAAAAAGTTGATGTAGGTTGGGCATCGTTTGAAATTGTTTTCAAGAAAGGGTTGAAATCTGGATCCCAGAACTGCTGGGGGACCTGTGATTTTGACACCTATGAGATCCACCTAGAAGAAAAAATTTCCGATTCCCCAGCAAGAGAGACCCTTTTCCATGAGATATGTCATGCCTATCTAGAGCTTTGCGGCATGGGAGGAGAAGGAGAAGATGAAGAATATGTATGCACTTCTAACGAACGCCTGACTATTACAGTGTCCCGAGCAATTATGATGTTTACCAGACTAAACCCAGAACTATCTAAGGAGCTTTTATATGAGCAGGGCTGATGACTTACTTTTAGCGTATAATGATCTTAACTGGGATCTATTTGTAGATATTTCAGACTCAATCATTAAAATAAATGAAAGAGATATTGAGTCAGAATTAATGAAACACGCAAGCCAGTTCTCATACTATAGTGGTTTATGTGATGTAGCAAAAAGAGATGTAGAAGAAGCGTCCTTAAAATTAACACAGTTCTCCTCTGAAACTCGAAGAGACTACGCAGTAAAGTGTAAGGCTGATGGTAAAAAAGCAACTGCTAAAGATTTGGATGATTA